ACAGTCTCCAGCACGTTCTTGCCAGTGGCATCGATGATGCCGCCGTTGGTGAAATTGAGCAGGAGCGAAGTGTTAGTGATGTTGGTCGGTGGTGCGGTCGGGGGCGTGAACGCTGCGGTATAAAGCGCCGTCCCTTTGACCAGCCTGTACCCGGAGAGATAACCGCTGACGTACTGAGCGGACTGCGTGTTGCCAATGACTGCGCTGGTAGTTACGAAGTAGTTGTTGGAGTTCGTACCAGAGAAAATCTGCACGCCGTTCAAGTACATGCGAAGCGTACTGCCGCTGCGCGAGATAGCCAGATGCGCCCACTGGTTCGCAATGCTGATGACTGAGGATGTTGAATCCCAAGCAGTGTTGATCCGGCCTATGCGCAACGTGCCATCCGAGAACCTGCGAATGTCCAAGTCGCCGTTCGACGTACCAGCGTACAAAGAGTAGTCGCTAGTATTGTTTGGCAGGTACGCCCACGCTTCCCAAGTAAAGTCTCCGTTCCCCGGCTCGAGCGCAACATTGTCAGCAAGGACGAGGAAGTCGCCAGTCCCATCAAAATACCCACTGCCACCATTCGTACTTGCGCTGTACGCAGCCGTAGGCGCGAAGGGGCTGAAGGCTTGGACGGAGGGGGCAGGAGAACCAGCAACAGTCAAAGCTTTTGCGTAACTACTATTGTCAATAAAATTATTGCTTTGGCAAGTTAATAGTTTTGTATTTGTTGAACCAAAAACAGTTAACGGAGAAGTTGGAACAGTTATTGTGCTTCCAGATAAACAGCAGAACCAATAACTAATCTAAGATTAGAAATATAACCATCAAAACTTTGTGAATTTCCATTTAAACCACCAATATTTGCTGTAGTTCCGCCAGTAGTATTATTTGAATTTGTTGCTGTGTAAATTTGAGAACCATTCAAAAATACTTTTACCGTTGATCCAACTCTAACAACAGCTATATGATTCCATTGGTTTAATGGCAAAGTTGTGCCAGTGCTGGCAGTTGATACCCCCGGTAAAGTTACATAAATAGTCCCGCTTGACCCATTATTATCAATGGCGCATCCATTCATTTGGAAAATTCGCCAAATTGATGGATAAGAATTAGCCCAAGCAAAGCACTCTAATGTGTAATCGCCGGTAATATTAAAATCTGTACTGCTTGCAGTATAAATTGTGCTACTTCCAGCCCCAAAGTAATTACTCCACCCCGTCTGACTAAACGGCGAGAAGGTTCCTTGGGTGGTATTCCCATTTCTCGTGATGCTGAAGTTGTTGCTTGAGCTATCTAGAAACGTGTTGTTCTGCGCTCCGTTCGTGCCATCACCTGACAATAACAGAGTTGTCAGATTAAAATATGAATCGATGGCAGCAGCAATAGCTGTCTTTGCCGCCACCAACATATTCATAATTCCACTCATGATACATTCCCTGTAATTACACAGACAGTTCCACTCTGGAACAACACAGTAGCTACACCGCGAGTCGCCAGAGAAACAGTTGCTTTATCAGTATCAGTTCCAGCGATATAAGCAGTAGTAATTGAGCAAGTGCAAGTTACTGCGCCAGTAGTATTATTAAAAATACTAATTACGTCACCAGCAGAGAAAGTCGCATCAGGAATCGTAATTGAACCCCCTGATCCAACCTCAACATACTTACCTACATCAGCCGTTTGCAGCGTATAGGACGAGGTTTTAGCGCCAACAGCAGGAACATTCTGATAACCTAATGTCGCAGTAGCAGCAGGAAGCGTCCATGTATACGAACTAGCAGCAGCAGGAGCATTCAGCGTACCAGTGCCACTTGCAGAGCCTTTAAGCAGCAATGAACCACTAGTAAACGTCTGATTAGCAGTCCAAGTCTGAGCAGTTCCCGGAGCAGCGTAATCTGTACCCGCAGTCGCAGTTGTAGCTACACCAGCAGTTGCTTTAACGATACCTGTCAGACTCGCACGTTTCAAAACCTTACCTGTAGTGCTGCTCCATAGCGTCAATTCACCATCAACGCTAGAAGTAACGCCTTCAAGCTTATCGGTATTAAGATTCGTAAAGTTATCATCAACCTCGGTAAAACTTAGGGCTGAACCCTTTACGCTACGAAGTGTAATCGTGGTCATTTTCTACCCCTTACGCCAAAGTAACGCTCAAGTTACCCGTAGTCACTTTAAAAATATCGCCGTTATTAATCGTTTTAGACGAATCCAGAGCAGTGTGAAACAAGAGATTTCCACTCGTTACTGCATCACGAATGCCAACATAAGCAATCGTTCCCCAATCAGCCGTTGCTTGAGGGAATTCAATCGCAGCACTGTTCGTAGATGCACCGTTAGACGGAGAACCGAAAGTAATCGCTTGACGAGCATATGAACCACCAGAAACCTCAGTGCCAGTGTCAGCATCAGTAGGGTCAGTGGTATACAGCGCCAGATAAGTCGTTGTAGGACTCGTATAGCTCGTATTGCGCAAAGTAGCGTTAATCAGAGCGTTCTCAAGATAGTTGGACATTTCTGCCATGATTTCACCTCGTATAAGACATAGACATAGGCTGACCGCCATACTCACTAGACTGGTCAGAAGTATTTATTGCTAAGATAGCACGATCATACAAAGCTGCCCATGTCTGGAGCCTTGCATCATTCATAAGATATGGTTCTGCTTCACCCAATGCAGCGTAAAGTAGTGCATCAGGGTAATTAGCTAGGAATGCGTTAGTGATATTTGTATCCGTTAGATACTGAGGCTTAGCGTAATACAGCATTTGAACGCTATAAGCCGTATCTGGAATCGGAGCAAACTGAATCTCGTTAGCTAGAATCGTGTAATCCACTGGCTTACCTGAATCAGTGGTACGAGAACCAGCAAAAAACGCATTAGGAGAGTAATAAGTCAAAGATTGCACCGGAGTTGTTCTCAAGTGCATATCCCGCATCTCTAAGAAGTCCGTAGGAAGCCCTACAGTCGAATCACCTGCTGTGGTATTAGCACGAGCCACAACGAGCATCTTGCGCGTTCTAAGGTCTCTGGAGAGCCTTTCTTCGCCTAGACGGATAAAGTCTGGTATCTGGTTAGTCAGATCGCTACGGGCTAAGTAACTCGCCACCGTAGACTTTAAAGAACTATAATCCGTCAAAGCCATGACTATTTCCCGTTGTTATAATCCTCGATGGCGGTTTCACCCACATCCGTCCACCAATTCTCATTAGTTCCTATATGCCCAATGTATTTAGATAAGTCATGATCCACAAACACCGGAATCCCCTCATCTAATGCCTTCAGGCAAAAGTAAACATCCTCGCCAATAATTCCCCTCGGCGACCATTCAGCACTAAACCAAGGGTTTTTCAGCTTTTCAAATACTTCTTTAGCAATTAACGTAGCGCCAAAACCAACTGCCGTTACCTGCTCGCAACCTTCCTTGCCCCTAGAATCTATTTTCAGCCAACGAGACTTTTTAATCTCGCCAGTCTCATCATCCTTAGTTAGCTCTAAATTCAGAGCCGTTCCAACGATAGGCTTTCTTCTAGTGACAGCATTTACACCAATTACCGGAACCTCACGACTTAACATTATGCTAATCAAGTCTGGTGGGAATCTCATGTCTGAATCAATAAACAGAACATGAGTACATCCTTCCGATAATGCAGCCTTTACTAGACCTTCACGCTGGTCAAATATCAGCGTTCCAGCCATCGTATATAACTTTAATCCGTTGTTCTCATCATTGCAACGATGTTTAACGTCATGTCCAACCATCCTTGCAAAGTCAAACGCAAAGCCTGTATGAACCATATCCCTAGCTGGTACACAGACTCCAACAACAGCACCCTTCACCGCTTTTTTATCTTTTTTTGTAGACATTAGAGAGTTCCTCGATAAGTTTTCCAGACTTGTCCTTCTGCGCCATTCATCCACTTGGCAAATTCCGCATCGTCAACGATAAAGAATCCCCTCATGATCCCTTTCTTGTTCATCTCATCAATGACCGTAAAAGGAATCTTTCCTGCGTGGTGAAACTCGTTTAGATGACCAGTTCTAGCCTTATCAGCGTCTCTAATCTCATTAACAGCTTGCAATATTTCAGTTACATCCTGCTGAGTTTCGATGATGATTCCACCTTCTCCGTCAGCATGTACTACAGAAGTGCGAAAGTTCACAAAGGAGTCCTTTCTAAAAAACCCCTAGAGCCGAAGCCCTAGGGGAAACACGCAACTCAGCGTGAAGGAGACATTACAGACTCATGTCCAGATC